GATGATGGTGTAGTCGATACTTATGGCACCCTCCCGCCAACCACGTTTTATATCTTGGATGAGACAACGCCAGGGTATGTGCTGCAAGAAGACGACAGCAAAATTGTTTTGGAGCAATCGTAATGGCTGACCAAAAAATCTCGGCAATGCCCTCGGCCACAACACTGGATGGCACTGAGCTTGTGCCATTAGTTCAGAGCGGTGCTAATGTCCAGGCCACACTTGATGTGCTAAGAGCCTACGATGCGGCTTACGGTGCTTTTAGTAGCTCTCAGGATCAAACGGGCAGCACTACCGCTGGCACGGCCATGACTTGCAACACCACGGATATTTCCGATGGCATTACCCTGGTTAGCAATAGCCGTTTTACAGTGCCTAATGACGGCATTTATAACTTTCAGTTTAGTGCTCAGTTCAAGAATGTCGCTAACGAGCAGCACATTGTCACGATTTGGATAAAGGTCAACGGTTCAGATCTTGCCAATTCATCTACGCAGGTTACGGTGCCTGCTCGTAAAAATGCAGGCATTTTTGGTTTTGCGGTAGCTGCTTGGAACTTCTACTTAGATCTGAACGCCACTAACTATGTGCAGTTGTTTTGGCTGCCTGAATCGACGGATGTAACGCTTGAAGCATTGCCATCGAGTGTGACGCCTGCGTACCCGGCTGTCCCATCGTTGATTGTTACCATGGGGCAGATAGCTTAAATGCCTGCCAAGACTAAAGCGCAGTTCCGGCTCATGAAAGCAGCCGAGAACAATCCAAAGTTTGCCAAGAAAGTAGGCATTCGACCTGATGTGGCTGCAGAGTTTACGCAGTCCAACGTGAAAGGGAAATCGTATGCAAAACTTCCTGAACGACTTAAAGATGGCGGTCCGAGCCTGGCGATTGGCCGTGGTGAAAAGCTTCCGGCAGATCAAGGCGCGGGTCTTACCGCCAAGGGCAGAGCGAAGTACAACCGAGAAACAGGATCAAACTTGAAGGCGCCACAGCCCCAAGGAGGTCCAAGGCGTGACTCATTTTGTGCTCGTATGGGTCCTGTAGCAAGAAAATCAGAGCGCGGGTCTCGTGCCCGAGCATCAATGAAACGCTGGAATTGTCCGGGCTGGTGAAATGTCCTATTCCGATACTTATGGCCAGGTTTTTAACGTCCAGACGCTGATTGACCACGCTGCGAGGCGCTGTGGCAAGCTTGCTGAGGAGTTGACCAGCGAGCAATTGCTGACGGCCAGAGAGTCCTTGGGCTTTGTGCTGACCAATCTGATCAACATTGGCATTCAATACTGGGCTGTCAAGAAGGAAGTGATTGGCCTAACGCCAGAAAAATACATCTACACCCTGCCAGTAGGTGCTAATGACGCCTTGAATGTGCTTTATCGCACTTTAACAAGGCCTTCTGGCAGTTATTCAAGCAGTGCTGGCGGCAATGCTGCCTACGCAGGGGATGATGATGTTGATACCTACTGCCTGCAAACAAGCACTAATGGCAACATTGCAATCAATTTTGGCACGAGCAACCCGATTTATGCTGGGTCAATCGGCCTGCTCCCCTATGTTTCTGGTGGTGGAAGTGCCACATGGACTCTCACCCTTGAGTATTCGACCGATGGATCAACTTGGAACACCTTGTATGACATCGGATCAGTGGTTGTTACTGACAAACAGTGGGTCTGGTATGACATTGACCCCGGTCAGAGCGTCCAATACTACCGAGTAAGGGCATCTGGCGGCACAACACTGGCCTTGCGTGAGTTTTATGTGGGCAATAACTCGCGTGAAATCCAAATGGCAAGGCTAAATCGTGACGATTACACGAATTTGCCAAACAAAAACTTCACGGCCAATCAACCCTACCAGTTTTGGTTCAATCGCACGGTCCCACAGCCTGAAATTTACCTCTGGCCAGTGCCTAATGAGTGGTATGTGCAGATGACGGTCTGGTATTCCAAGCAAATCATGGATGTGGGTGATTTGACCGATGAATTGCAGATCCCGCAGCGCTGGTACTTGGCCACAGTGGGCATGTTGGCGCATCAATTGAGCATGGAATTGCCCCAAGTACCACTGGAGCGCATTCAATACCTCGAAGGCCAAGCTGAAAAGTATCTCAATCTTGCCGAGGCAGAAGAGCGTGATCGCAGTCCGATTTACTTTGCCCCTAACATCAGCGTTTACACACGATAATGCCAATGTTCCTTGACACTGAGGGCTACAGCGACATCGCAATTGGTATTTGCGATCGTTGTCGCATGAAGCGTCCTCACGCCACCCTTGGCCCTGACATTAACTTCCCAGGGTTGATGGTTTGCGAGGAGAATTGCCGCGATGAAAAAGATCCTTATCGCCTACCAGCACGGCAGACAGAGCGCATCAACTTACGCTTTCCACGGCCTGATGTTTCTGTGGCTGCAATCCAGGATAATCTGGTAACCAATGATCAGCAAAATGTCATTGTCTCAACGGAAGGCAATACCCAGACGCCTGAGAACAATGGGAATCTCGATGGAATAGCGGTGTCACCATAATGGCCAATCAAACCATCACCCAGCTACCTACCGCGCAAGCACTCACTGGCACGGAGCTTGTGCCCATTGTGCAAGGCGGTGGCACAGTCAAAACCACGGTAGCAGACATTGCTGCAACGCCAGTTACCAATTACAGCTTTGTCACAGCAACCAGTGAAGGGTCACTAAGCCAATCACGCCAATTAAGCACTTCAGGCAATGGCTTAACGCTGACTGACAATGGCGCTGGCTCAACGCTCGTTCTAAGCCTCTCTGGGGCCGCTGCAAGCCTCGTAGCAGCAGGGACAGGCATTCAGGTCAAGACAAGTGCAACAACGCTCACAGCGCGTTCTATCGCGGCTGGAACGGCAGGATTAAGCGTTGCTGATGGCGATGGTGTTGCTGGCGATCCAACCATCTCACTTTCTGGCTTAGTGCTTAACTTAGCGCAGACCAGTGGCGTTGGATTGCTCACGCGTACCAGTGGCAGCAGCATTGGTGTGGTGACGCTCACAGGTACGGCCAGTGAGATTGATGTCACCAATGGGACAGGTGACGGTGCCAATCCCACGATTGGACTTGCTGATGATCCGATCCTGCCAGGCACGGGCGGGATGATTTTTCCCAAGGGCACGACTGTTGAACGTCTAAGCCCTGGCGTTGAGGGCGCCTTCCGTTACAACACGCAAACGGGCGCTTTTGAAGGCTATACAGCCGCTGGCTGGGGCACGATTCAGACAGGATCAGGGGTTGCGTCATTCAGTGCTGGCACGACAGGATTGACGCCATCCACTGCAACCATTGGCGCTATTGTTCTTGGTGGCACACTCATTTCAAGCAATGGCGGCACAGGCCTTGCGTCATATACAGCAGGCGATACGCTTTACTACGCTGCTGGCACAGCACTCTCAAAACTAGCCATCGGTGCTACATCACGCATCATGACGTCATCGGGATCTGCCCCACAGTGGACGGACCCGGCAACTATTACCGTGGGCACAGCAACTTCTGCCACCACAGCAACCAATCTCGCTGGCGGCACGGCCAATCAGATTGCTGTGCAGTCCAATGTCGGCACTACGACATTTATCACAGCACCCACGGTTGCAAGCACGGTCTTGTCATGGAATGGCGCAGCATTTACCTGGATTGCAGCAGCATCAGGGACCGTCACAGCAGTCACAGCATCAGCGCCACTAGCATCTTCAGGTGGTACGACGCCAGACATCAGTTTGGGCACGGTGACCACAGCTAATGGTGGCACAGGACTCACCACGTACACGGCTGGCGATCTACTGTATTACGCCACGGGCACAGCACTCAGTAAGCTTGGCATCGGCGCATCAACCTACATCCTGACATCTTCAGGCACAGCACCACAGTACACAGATCCTGCCACGATCACTGTGGGCACGGCAACCACAGCAGGCTCGGTGGCCAACTCAGTGACGTTTAACAGCACGGGTGGTGCATCACCTGGCACGACGTTTAATGGCTCAGTTGCCAGGACGATCGACTATAGCTCGGTGGGAGCACCCAAGGCTGATGGCACAGGCGCTTCAGGCACTTGGGGTATTAACATCAGTGGCAATGCTGCGACGGCTACTTCTGCAACATCAGCCACCACAGCAACCACAGCCACTAATGTTGCAGGTGGTGCTGCAGGCTCACTGGTTTATCAAACTGCAAGTGCAACAACATCAACATTAGCACTAGGAACTCAAGGTTATGTCCTTCGTGCTGGTGCTTCAGCCCCTGAGTGGGCAGTGATCGACGGAGGTACATTCTAATGCCAGCCACCAACTTTACGCCCATCCAGCTTTATAGAACCAACACGGCGTCCACCACGGCGCCTTCGGCTGGTAACTTAAATGCTGGTGAACTTGCCATCAATTACAACGATGGCGGGATGATTCTGTTTGCCAAGAACACCACGGGCAACGTCATTAAGTTGATGAACAACCCTGCCAACTTGCTATATCCCACGGCAGATGGCACTAATGGCCAAATTTTGACAACAAACGGCTCTGGCACTTTATCATTTCAAGATGCGCCAGCTTCGGGTGTATCTAAAGGCCAATCCATCGCTTTTGCTTTGATCTTCGGACTGTAAGGAGCCAATCGTGGCAAACCCAAATATCGTTAACGTCGCTGCCATATATGGCAATAGTTCCCAAACATCTTTGTCCACTACTAGTGCAACGCAGTTGGTAAATAATGCTGCTGCAAGTGGCAAGGTCTTCAAGATCAACAGCATTGTTGTAGCCAATGTGGATGGTTCGACTGCTGCTGACATTACGATCAACATTTATAGCGCGGCGGCATTAGGCGGTACAGCATTCCCAATTGCATCAACAATTTCAGTTCCGGCTGACGCTACGCTGATTGTGACTGATAAGACTACGTCTTTTTATCTGCTTGAAAACCAATCGATTGGTGCCACGGCAGGTACGGCAGGTGATCTTGTTGTTACAGCTAGCTGGGAAGAAATCAACTCGTAAGGGGTTATCTCATGGCAATGCGATACCCAGGTGGAGTGATTCCCACGGCACCAGTGCCTAGTGGACCTTACGAGAATAGTACCGCATCAGGGGTATGGTCGCTTGAATCTCAACTGAGATTTAAGGCTGCTGGCAATTGGCCTACTGCTGGCAATGTTGCACAAGCTTTATGGAGTTGGGGTGGCAATGGCTCGGGTCAACTAGGCCTCAATAATGGTTACGGCAAATCTTCTCCGGTTCAAGTTGGCGCATTAACTAATTGGTCACAAATAGCTGGTGGTAGGTACAACTCTGTAGCTATTAAGACAGATGGTACGTTATGGTCTTGGGGAGCTAACACTAATGGTCAACTAGGCCTAAATAATAGAGTTAATTGTTCCTCACCTGTACAAGTTGGTGCTTTAACGACTTGGTCTCAAATAACTGGCGGTCGAGATAATTCTTTAGCCATCAAAACGGATGGTACTTTATGGGCATGGGGACTTAATCGTTATGGCCAACTAGGTCTAAATGATCTTGTTGACCGTTCTTCTCCAGTTCAAATTGGAGCATTAACAACTTGGTCAAAAATAACCGGGGGTCGAGATCATTCTGTAGCCATCAAAACTGATGGTACTTTATGGTCTTGGGGACTTAACGCCAGTGGTCAATTAGGTCAAAATAATAGAACTTATTTTTCCTCTCCTGTACAGGTTGGGGCATTAACCACTTGGACGCAAGTTTCTGCTGGTTTATATCATTCTGTAGCCATCAAAACTGATGGTACTTTATGGTCTTGGGGCGATAATAGCTTTGGTCAACTAGGTCAAAATGATGTTGTTAGACGTTCCTCACCTGTACAAGTTGGTGCTTTAACGACTTGGTCTCAAATAGCTGCTGGCGGCAATAATTCTTTAGCCATCAAAACGGATGGTACTTTATGGGCATGGGGCAGAAACTTTGGTGGAAGTTTAGGTCTAAATAATATTGCTGACTGTTCATCTCCTGTACAAGTTGGTGCGTTAACAACATGGTCGAAAATAGGTGCTGGTAATAACTTTTCCTTAGCGATTAAAACTGATGGAACTCTATGGTCTTGGGGGCAAAACGCCGCTGGACAACTAGGTCTAAATGATTCAGGTATTTATAGATCTTCACCCGTACAGGTTGGCGCTTTAACCACTTGGATAAAAGTGGCTAAATTGACAGGGGCAAACTTTTCACTCGCCATCAAATCCTAATGAAAAAACATCTTCACTTTCTTGCTGGCGTACCGCGTTCTGGATCAACCGTGCTGGCGGCGATACTCAATCAAAATCCCATGACGCATGTGTCTACAACGTCTGGACTTGGTGCAGCCTTGGATGGATTGGCGACAGCATGGCATCAGAACAATTTGCTGGTAGACAATGATCCTGAGAGAAAAAAGCTAGCCCATACCATGCGTGGTGTGATTGATGCGTTTTACGAAACTACAGACAAGCCTGTTGTTATTGACAAGGCTCGCAATTGGCCCATCCCAGTCATCATGCACGCGATGGCTCAAGTGTTAGGGCATAAGCCAAAGATCATTGCCACGGTACGTTCCATCCCAGATTGCATGGCCTCGTTTGTTCGCGTGGCAAAGCCTGAAGACTTAGATGATTTTGTCATTAATGGCTCACTGGCTAACCACTTAAAAACGTCTTATCTCACCCTGCAACAAGGCTTTCAATACGATCCTAAATCGTTTTTGTTTGTTGAGTACGAAGACCTGTTAGCCGACCCCAAAACTCAATTATCACGGATTCATGCGTTTCTTGACCTGCCTGACTTTGAATACGATTACAGCAATATTGATGGCTCAAGCGTCAAAGAAGATGATGAAAACTTGCACGGCTACGCTGGTCTACATGACATCAAACCCGTGCTTGAACGTCAGCACAATGAAAGTCCTCAAGACGTACTGAAGCATCACTACCCACAGTTTTGCCAGCCTGAATTTTGGCTTGAAAGACCGCGAACTACACCACCCTTGCATGACCTAGATCTTCAACTGGCAGCATCCACAATGGGTGATTTTGCTGAAGGCTGGCGTCTTTGTCAGAAGCTTGAGAAAGAAGAGCCTGAGAACCATCGTGCAGCGTTTAATCGTGGGTGGTACTTGCTGCGCCAGGGTGAAATTCAAAAGGGCTACCAGCTATTAGACCGTGGCCGTATTGTTGGTGTCTTTGGTGACAGAAAGCCCAATGTGCCTACCAAGCCTTGGGATGGCAAGTCCAAGGGCATTGTCATGCTGTACCTTGAAGGCGGCTTAGGCGATCAGATTCACCAGATACGTTATGCCAAGCTCATTGCTGATCGCGGCTGCAAAGTCATTGTGTCATGCAGTGGTCCGCTAGCATCACTATTTGTCGGCGTAGAAGGTGTCAGTGCCGTGCTTCAGCATGAAGCAGCCTTTGGTGTGTACCACGACTTTTACGTGAGTGGCATGTCAGCCGTTGTGCCACTTGGACTGGAGTTTGAAGATTTATCTGGCAAGCCTTATTTGCCAAAGCCTAGGGCCATAAAAGGTCGCAGAAGGATTGGCTTGCGCTGGCAGGGCAACAGTAAGTTTGAGGCCGAGCATCACAAGAAGTTTCCATACCACTTGATGTTTGATGCAGTCAAAGATGCAGATGCTGAGTTTATTTCCCTGCAACGCGATGAAGGCGTAGAAGATCGGCCTTCTTGGGTACGTGAAGTGCCTTTGAATACTTGGGAAGATACAAAGCAAGCAGTTGCATCTTGCGATCTTGTGATCTCGTCTTGTACGTCAGTCAGCCATTTATCGGCTGCTATGGGCGTGGAAACTTGGGTTGTCATACCCGTGATGCCTTACTTCTTGTACGCTCTTGATGGCGATACTTGCCCGTACTACGATTCAATGCGTCTGATGCGCCAAGAAGTTTTTGGTGATTGGACTGCGCCATTTGAAAAAATCAAAGAGCGACTTGTTGAAAAGCAAGCTTTGCGGAGAGTCAAATGAGTCAGCAATATCCTGGTGGCTTTATTACCAAATCGCCCCCGGCGGTTGTTGGCCCTACAGGAAGTCCTCCTGAAGGTGGCTCTGCACCAGGAGTATGGACGCTTGATCAAGCATTGGCTTATGTAAAGCAAGGGTTGTGGCCGAAACCAATTATTGACAAACAACTTTGGTCTTGGGGTACTAACACCAATGGTCAACTGGGCTTAAATGATACTGTTCTCCGCTCATCCCCAGTACAAGTTGGATCTGAAGCGACTTGGTCAAATATAGCTGGTGGTAATAGCTTCTCCTTAGCGATTAAAACTAATGGAACTCTATGGTCTTGGGGTAGTAACAACATTGGCGAATTAGGTCTAAATGATCGTGTTAATCGTTCCTCTCCTGTACAAGTTGGTGCTTTAACAAATTGGTCACAAGTATCTGCTGGGATCATTAACTCTTTAGCTATTAAAACTGATGGAACTTTATGGTCATGGGGTTATAACAACGTAGGCACATTGGGCTTAAATGACCGTGTTTATCGTTCTTCTCCAGTACAAGTTGGAGCATTAACAACTTGGGCAAAAATAGCTAGTGGTAGCAATCACTCTTTAGCCATTAAAACAGACGGAACCTTATGGTCTTGGGGGTTAAACCAAGAAGGCCAATTAGGCCTAAATAATATTGCTAATCGTTCCTCACCAGTTCAAGTTGGTGCTTTAACAGCGTGGTCACAAGTAGCTGCTGCGTCGTATGCTTCTGTAGCCATTAAAACTGATGGTACTTTATGGTCTTGGGGGCAAAATGATAATGGGCAATTAGGTCTAAATGATCGTGTTTCTCGTTCATCTCCCGTACAAGTTGGTGCTTTAACTAACTGGTCACAAATATCTGGTGGTGCCAATACTCACTTTTTAGCCATTAAAACAGACGGAACCTTATGGTCTTGGGGCCGAAACAACATTGGTCAATTAGGTCTAAATGATCGTGTTAATCGTTCCTCTCCCGTACAAGTTGGCGCTTTAACGACTTGGTCACAAATAGCTGGTAGTAATCGCTTCTCTTTGGCGATTAAAACTGACGGTACATTATGGTCTTGGGGCAATAACACTGAAGGTCAGTTAGGCTTTAATGATCTTGTTTATCGTTCTTCACCTGTACAAGTTGGCGCATTAATAACTTGGCTAAGATTACCTAAAATATCAAGCTCAAACTTTTCATTAGCCATTAAATCCTAATTAAAAGGAAACTATCATGTTGTTTGTAAGAATTATCAACAACGAAGTTAAACAGGTGTGGGATACGCAGCCACCAGCAGGTGAGTCAGGATGGAAGTCTGCTATTGAAGTGCGTCCAGCCATTATCCCAAACCGTCAGTATTACACGGGCCATACCTTTGACTTGAGCAAAGATCCTGTGGAGATTGTTTACGGTGTGGAAGACATCTCTGTGGAAGGCCGCAAGGATGCGCTTAAAAACTTAGCCAAGTCAGAGTTTCAGAAAGTTGTGCAAGAAGAAACTCGCAAACAGACTGACGAGTATCCAGAAACACAATATGATGCTGCCGTTGTTGAAGCAGCGCGTTTGGCATTTGAAGCGCGATTTGCACAAATTGATGCTGTTACCACGCACGACGAGTTAGACGCTCTGTGAAGTCTTTGTTTTTCAGTTATGACATGGCAGTAGACAAGGCGTACATCATACGCATTCGAGGCCATGAAGTTTCTGAGCGTAAAGCCAAACAAGCTGCTGCATCATGTGATGCTGTAGGTATGCCTTATGCGTTTTGGGATGCTTATAACGGATTAGAAGGCTCAATCAAACTTCCCAGCCACCACAGCCAAGTGATGAATCTGGTAAAGGTGACGGACCATTACTTAACCCGTGGTGAAGTAGCCTGTGCGCTATCCCACATCAGTCTATGGGCCAAGTGCGTAGAGCAGGACAAACCATTAGTAGTTCTTGAGCATGATGCCGTGATGCTCCAAGCGTACAAGCAGCACGGGGTATTCAACTCAATTTGCTATCTTGGATGCCACGAGCAAACCGAAAAGGGCTGGGCTGTGCTTCCCACGCCACCACATGCCTCTGAAGGCCCAAATTATCACTTTATTTGCCGAGCGCACGCTTACGCCATTGATCCTTGTATAGCCAAGAACATGCTGGCGCATGTCATTAAGATGGGCATCCACGCCCCGCTAGACATCATCATTCGTGCTGATTTGTTTCCCATTCATCAAATGGGCGTGTACGCTACGGATTCGAATGACAAAACTGAAACCACCATCCTTGGACGCCCCAAGCATGGCCGAAAAACTGATCGCAACGACCAACTAGCCGCATGAAAAAAATTCTGATTATGGGTCTGCCAGGAGCAGGCAAAACCTTCATGGCTGAAGCTCTCAAGAAACGCTTGGAAGCCAGCACTGATATTCCCCTGGAAAAGCTAGCCAACTGTGAAGCTGCGCCTACTTGGTATCACCCCATCGTGAAATGGTTCAACGCAGATGAAGTCCGCAAGACTTACAACGATTGGGATTTCAGCAAAGAAGGCCGGATCAGACAATCACTACGCATGGCTGAGTTTGCACTTAAGTCTCATGCTGACTATGTCATTTGTGACTTTGTAGCGCCGCTGCCTGAGATGCGTCACAACTTCAAAGCTGACTGGGTGATCTGGATGGACACCATCGATGAAGGTCGCTACGAAGACACCAACAAAGCTTTTGTTGCGCCTGATGTCTATGACTTTCGTATTACTGAAAAAGACGCAGCAAAGTGGTCAGACTTTATCGCTGATCACATCTTAAATGACCGTCGCCGTCCTCGTTTTGACTGGAGGAAAGAAACAGTACAGATGCTTGGCCGCTGGCAACCCTGGCATCCAGGCCATCGCAAACTGTTTGAACGTGCCATTGCCAAGACAGGGCAGGTTGTGATCCAGATCCGTGATTGTCAGGGCTGGAATGGCTCTAATCCCTTTGCTGCCGAGCAAGTCAAAGACTTTATCCGGCGCGATCTTGATCCTTTGTACCAGGGCCAATACGAGATTCAATTGGTGCCTAACATCGTAAACATTACTTACGGCAGGGATGTGGGCTACAAGATTGAGCAGGAAGTCTTTGACGATGCAACGCACTCCATTTCGGCCACCAAGATCCGCGAGAAAATGGGTTTGAAATGAAAGTGTCTGTTGTCTTTCATGACCACATCCAAAACAGTCTGGTTCGGATTGTCACGGAACACGTTCGTCCCAAGACAGTGATTGAAATTGGGGTCTTTGAAGGTGCAACAACTTTTCAGATGGCGCACGCGCTTGCGGACAAGGACTATAAGCATTACGCGATTGATCCATTTTTGCCCGTTGAAAACTTGCGTGAAGACGTGGTTAAGGATGCAGAGGTCCAGTTCAAAGAGAACCTTGTTGAGTTTCCTTGTGTTGAACTCATCCAAAAGACATCGTTTGAAGGACTCATTGAGCTTTGGCAGCGCGGCATTAAGGCAGACCTGATTTATGTTGATGGCTCGCATTACGCCAAAGATGTGCTTGCCGACGCGGTGCTGGGCTTCGAGCTTCTTAGGATTGGTGGCGTCATGCTGTTTGATGATGCAGTCAGTTGGCGTTATGGCAGCGCTGCCGATGAAAGCCCAAAGCTTGCCATTGACAGTTTTATTCAGTGCAACTGGTCACGCTTGCGTGTGCTTGAAATGCCCAATGGCTATCAAGTTGCCATCAAGAGGATGGCATGATTCCCAAGATCATTCATGCCGCATGGAAGGACAAGCAAGTCCTACAGAATCCATCGCCCATGATTGTTTATGGCTGGAAGCGTCTTGCCGACATGAATCCCACATGGCGCTTTGAGATCTCTGATGATGCAGACATCGATGCTTACCTGCAAGACAAGATGGGCAGCGATTACGAACTTGTGGCAGATTCCAGCGTAGTAGCAAAGTCAGACATATGGCGGCTTTATAAGATGTTTTTAGAAGGCGGCTTGTACGTTGACATTGATCGCTACTGCAATGTGAGCCTTGATGAAATTATTCCTGAAGGCATCAAGCAAATACTGCCAACGTGTAGGAATCATGATTTTTCGCATGATGTAATGCTTACTGCCCCTGGCAACCCGATCTTTGGCAATGCCATTGACGCATATCTTGCCAGACGAAAAGAGGGTCATACCAGCATTTACTTTCTTGGCGCTCAAACGTACATGCACGCCATCACGCAAACTATTTTTGGCAGAATTATTGATACAAATCCAGGCCAAGAAATGTTTGAGCAGATGCGAAGCACTATCGATGCAAGTGGCATCATCAAGACTTTTCCAGAAGACCCACCTCATCAAACACTGTTATATCGAGGCCAAGACGCGCCTCAAGACTGGGAGGCGTTGAAGCGTGGGTTTTACAAGGAGCATGGTTTACGTCATTGGACTGGAGAGTGGTGATTGATCATGAGCGACGATTTGGATAAGCGCTTATCAGTACACGAAGCCATTTGTGCTCAGCGCTACGAAAATATTGAGAAACGCCTCGGTGATGGAAGCAGGCGAATGCGGCACATCGAGTGGCTGCTTTACATCACGATCGCCGCCGTCTTGCTTGGTCCAGGTGTCGCGGCCATGTTCGTTAAGAAGATCTTGGGTATCTGATGGACGATAAAACCCACGAGTTGGCGGTTCTCAAGGCGCAAGCCAAGATCCGTCTTGAAGAGCTTAAAGCACAAGACTCGGCCAAAGAAGTAGCAGGAAAAGCCATTGGTGAAGACGGCTTACTGTATATCTTCCTAATCGTACTTGTGGGTGTTGGCGCATCGCTATTCCTTGAAGGTGAAAAAATTGCTGCTGTTATGGGCCTTCTGGGCGCTTCACTTACTGCTCTTATTCAAATGCTAAATGGCATTGCAGGCACTGCGCCCAAGCAGGAAAAGCCCGAGTTTGAAGTCATCAAGGACCTGATTCATCGCCTTGACAAGCTAGACCGTGCCGAGCAACCCATGCACGTTGATGTTGAAGGCTCCAAAGTGACGGTCAAGAAGGGTGCTGACATCGTAACGGCTAAGGGGTAATCATGCTTTCACTCCTCTCAACACTTGGCGGCCTACTTATCTCTGGCCTGCCCAAACTGCTTGATTACTTCCAAAACAAAGCTGATCAGGCCCATGAGCTTGAGCTTGCCAGGATGCAATCAGAGCGTGAGCTTGCATTGGCCAAAGAGGGTTACATTGCCCAGCAGCGCGTCGAAGAGATTCGCACTGATCAGATTGCCATGCAAACGGATGCGCAAATGACTGTGGCTGCGCTGGACCATGACAAGCAGATCATTGAGAAGTCCAGCAAGTGGGTGGTGAACTACATTGGCACAGTGCGCCCAAACGTCACTTACTTGCTAATCCTTGAGTTGATTGCCGTCAATGCCGTGCTTGCTTATTACGTCTGGCAGCACCCGCATCTTGTGCAAAACATTGATGACTTGGTTCGAGTCAGTACGATCATCTTTTCCGATGATGAGATGGCCATGCTCGGCGGCATTATTGGCTTTTGGTTTGGCTCCAGAAGTTGGAACAAGAAGTGAAAACGGGTCAGGCTGGCATTGAGTTGATGCACAGGTTTGAGGGCAAGAGTCTTAAGCCTTACTTATGCCCAGCCCACATTTGGACCATTGGGTACGGCCATGTTTTGTATCAAGATCAGATCAAACTGCCAGTAATAAGGAAAGATGGCTACACCGGCATTCTCCGTAAGGACTACCCACTCGCAGCCCAAGATAATCGTACTTGGACGCAGGAGGAGATTGATCGCCTTTTTGAGGATGATCTCGTCCGTTTTGAGCGCGGTGTACTGCGAATGTCTCCTAATCTTGCTGGCCGTCAGTCAAGCTTCG